GCTGATTCTTTAACTCCTTGAGTTCTTAAAAGCATATATGTTCTTTGATCTTCTCTCCAGCCTATTGGTCTTCGTTTAAAATATTCTATCCAATTTAACAATTCATCATATGGCATTTCGTTTTTAAGAATGTAAACTGGCATTTTAAGATTATAAGCTAAGTCATATATACTTTCTTCTTGTTCAGTTAGTTTCCCGAAGCTTGGGCCTCACCTAAACCTGAATAATTTAAAATGTGATTTGACACATCATTCAGTTCAGCAATAGGAAAACTATTAAAATCCTCATCGGTTAATTCATCAGCACCGACTACTGCGAGACGAATAACATCTCTTAACAAACTAATTTGAGCATCTTCTGATTTAGATTTTGTTGATGTCTTTACCATAGCTTGTACTTTAAAAACCTCTGCAACAGAGAGTTTACGAATTTCTACTTCGTCTCCCATGAAAGAGACTTTTTTAGAAATTACTTTTCCAACTAAATGTTTCATATTTTTTCCTAACTAATCTTATCTTTTTCTGTAAATAAATCTGGATTGTTTGCTTGAAAGTCATCAAGCATTTTTCTGCACGTATGTAATACTGATAGTGTTTCCATAATTTCTTTTCCAATATCTGAGTCACTATCAAAATCTTGAAAGCGCTCAAAGCTTTTACGAATACTAATATCTACACTTCGGCGCATGTGCCTAAAGGTAGTTCGCATTACAAACGTTTTACTAAACGGTTTGTCTGTCATACTAAGTCTTTCTAATAAAGTTAAGGAAGCCCCAATTAAGGAGCTTCCAAAGTATTTTTAATTTATGGTAGTGTAACTGGTCCAAAGAAATCAGACTGAGTTGACATAGTAACTGTAGCAGTTGTAGCGTCTGTCAACGCAGGATTTACTAGGATAGCTTCGATTTTACCTGTAAAGTAAAATTCTGTGTTACCATAAGATAATGCTGTATTTGCAGTATCAAGGCTTGCTGCAAGCGTAGTTGCTTGTGAACACATCATAAAGCGGAATGCACCTTGATTCCCGATAAGTGCATGGAAATCATCCATGTCATCAGGAACATAGTTAACAGTAACTTCAAGTGTTGGTGCGTCAGATTGACCTTGTACCTGAGAAGAAGTTGCCTGACCATAAACAGGTACGTTTACGATGTTTGCAGGAGTACCAATTGAAGGGAATTCACGTACTGACGGAATTCGCTTAATAGCTGATGCATTTGCTGTTACAAACAAACCAGCGTACTCAGCAGCAGTGTCTACAGAAGCTGCAGGTGCTGCGTTGTGAAAGTCTAGGTATGTAAAGATACCTGAACTCAAAGATGAAATATGAGCCATTTGTTATTCTCCGTATATTTTAAATGGTATTATATATTGTGCGCTATAAAGCGACTGATTAGCTGGGTCTAGCCCTTCTACATTCAAATAAGATTTTCCAAACTCTGTCTTATTAGTTAAAATTTTATTTTCAAATGAATTGTCTAGTATATCTGATATTTGCATGATGCGAGCTTGTCCCTCACCTGCCTTAACAAATATTCTAACTATTAATAAACCTGAAAGACTTTTATCACCGCCATAAGCTAAGTGATCAGAAGCACTAGGAAGAATATTAAATCGACAAAATTCATTACTGTTTGAGATTGAACCCTGATAATTTTCAGGATACATTGCTATGTTATTACTTGTCCACGCAGTAGCAGCAAAAACACTATTAATATCTGCTAAGATGTTATGAAACATTTTATGGTTCCTTTGTCAAAGTAGCTTCAATAGTGAAATCATTATCGGTGTGATCTGTTATATTGTAGACAACAGAGCCTACTGTTAACGTATCATAAACAGAAAGATCTATACCAGATTTTAAAATAGCTTTATAATTAAAGCCATCTCCTGCTGGTCTTTCTGAAGATTCAATTATAACCGACACTGTTGTTGAAGTAGTTGTACTTACAGTACCATCACTAGCAAAATCATAACCTGTGACTGCTTTAGTTGATAGCGTAGCAGTCTTAACAAGATCTCCTGCTCTATCAAAAGCTTTATTAACAGCTGCAGTTACTTTTGCTGATAAAGACATTAGTTAGCCCTCCACCATGAAGAACCCATACCCTCTACACCTCTTCGAATAAGATGGCGCAAAGGTTTAATTACAATATTAGGTGTAATTGAAGTTCTTGTAACATCTCCATTTGTATCAGATAAACTAATACTTCCAATAGAAATGCTTTCAAAGGTTTGAGTTGTTTGTGCTAACAAATCTTCATTGTTCAACAAATGTAAAGCTTGTTCATAAACAGCAATTTTAACTTCATTAGGAATTTCTGACTCTGTAAATTTAACTTCTAAATTTAATCTAGGATTATAGTGAGAAGTGTTTTTACGAGGCCATGCCAGAGCTTGGGAAGAACTAACAGCAGAACCAATCCAAGAACGATTGTCTATAAGCTGTGTAGCTGTTACTAATGCATCTTCTTTTAAAGCCTCTGCTGCGGTAGTCCAATTAGCACTATCGATGCGAGTTTCAAAGTAAGTATCTGCAGCAGCAACGGCAACATAACTATTAGTATTTAGAACTAAAGCCATTAGTTCCTCCTAACTTATTATGAGTGGAAGACTGGCAAAATGCCCAAGTTCAATGCGCTCATTTTACGAGTCCAAGAAGCAGCTGCTGCATAGTTTGCGTTTGTAGCAAATGCGTTAGTTGCACCTGACCAGTCATAACCCATTGGGTGCATGATAAAGCCATAACGATACCAAATGTTAGTTGAACCACCACCAGTGTAAGAGGCCGCATTGCGATCTACTTCAACAGGAGTTGGAACACTTACAGGAGCAGAAGTAATTGCAGCTGGTTTGATCAAGAAAGAACACTTAGTTGAGCGAGCATTAAGGTCTCCTGATGCAGCACCAGAAATCATTTGGTTTGCACGAGTCATAACCAAACGGAATTTTCCACCAAATACGGTTTGGAATTCAAGGTTTCCATCTTGTACACGAGTTTCGTCTACTAAGTTAGCAGCACGCATTTCAGCCATTGTTTCAGGTGAAGTTACAAGATACATAAAGTCCGGCTCATAGTCTTTAAAGCCCATGCCCAACGCTTTAAACAAGCGCTCACCACGAGCAGCGCCTGTAGCAGTTGAGTCAAACAATGCACGTTGATCGGAAGCACCTGTTGCAGCTGCACCAAATTCACCAAGAGCGTTAATGTCTACGAAGTGACCAGTTGCAGAAGCATCGCCATCTGTGTCAAATGCAATGTAACCACCTGCGCCTGAACCACCTTTGTCACCAAGAGTAACTTCACTAAGTGCTACACCTTTAAGGCAAGACAACAAAGCATTACCTTCATCATCACCGCGTACTTGTGCAAAATCACGAGCAATTTTAGCAAGGCCATCTTGGCGTGTCACTACTTCTTGCAAATTAACTTGTTGCGCACCAAATGTACGAACAGTTTTAACGTAATCTGCAATATCAGTTGTGATATCAGTGTAAGTACCATCTGTTGCACTTGACAACGATGGAACGTTGATGTTAGCTGAAAGTGGCTTGTAGTAACGGAACTGACCAATAAAAGATTCGCCGTTAGCATTAATATCGTCACGTTGCCCTACAATACCTGAAGAATTTAGTTTCTTTTCAGTTGTGTATGCTTCATCTGCGTAAGCAGAGATAGCCAACGCTACGTTTTGAAAGTCTGTATTTGTAATAGCCATTTTATATTTCCTTGTATATAACTATCTTATTAATAATTAAAACTACCTAGTTGCCCTTTGGCAGCAAGATTTAACACTTCTTGTGTTGACATCTCACTAAGTGGTTTGTTTTCATTAGTGTTTGAGACACCTGCTGGTGCCGCTGTACCCGCCCCTGAGTTAGCTTTAACTCGAAACAGGAATGAGTTATCTTCATTATCTGAGTAAGAGGTAATAAAGTCTTGAATAGTAGTGCCTGACTTATGAACCCAACTACCGTTGTCATTCTGAACAAGTTGCTCAACAATATCACGGTAAGCTAGTTGACGACTACGATCATTGCGGAAATCTAAACTACCAAGCAATGAGTTAACAACGCTATCTCGATTTAACTTAGTATTCTCTTCTTCGTAGACTTTTAGTTTAGCTTCAAGATCAGCAATTTTCATTTCTGATAGTTCTTGAAGTTTTCCTTCTTCTTCTAGCCGCTTCATCGTTTCTTGTTTTTGTTGTTGTTCGATTTCAGCAGCTTTCTTAAGAGCCTCGTCTCGCTCTTTAGCCATGCGGTCAACATTAGACTTCATTTTAGAAAGTCTATTGGCAACCTCTTGTTCAATTGGATCAACCGTTTCAGATGTTTCCTCCTGAACATTTTCTTGTTCATTAGTCTCATTGGACTCTGTTGCAGTTACTTCTTCTTCAACTACTGTATTTTCTTCACTCATAATATTTTCCTTTCAAGCACAGCTTGAGGTTAATGTTTAATTTTGATTCACAGAATCTAAAAAGGTCATAGGCTATTACAAATAACTATGGCCCGATACCATACCAGTCCTGCCCGTCTTTGAGCGGGGCTAGTATGTCTTTTCTTGTTATTTTATTAGGAGGGTCAATAAGACCCTGATCTTTAGCTTCTCTAAGAAGCCTTTGGTAAGTTCTATAAGACATCCCTTGTCTGCGCATTTCTCTAAGGGTTTTTCTTATAGTATCGCCTTCTAGGGCATCTGCATAGATGGTCCTTAAAGCATCTTTTGCACGTCTTGCTTCACCT